CATCTTGGAATAATTTTGCTCTGTCTTCGTTACCGTTGACATATGTCATGCCTTGTCCTTCAATTCCCATTCCAAGATACATTGTTGGAACACCAAACATCATTGCGATTTGGCGTGTAATGAACTTTTGGTTTTCTAGGAATTGTGCCTGCTCAGGACTTAGTGCGATTGAATCATACTTAAGACCTGATGAAAGGACTGCAACACTTCTTTCTTGCTGCGATGCAATGAATGCTTCTTTGTTTTGTTTTGCAACATCTGCAGAAAGAAATTCTGATGTAGTTAATGTACCTGTTGGTACTGCTGCTTGACGGAACCAGTTGTCAGCATAATTATGCAAATCAAGTGCTGAACGCAAAACTGATTTATGTCTTTGTAGTGGACCTTCGCCAAGAAGCGATGTTGAACTTGGGTTGTGATAAAGTTTTAGATGTTTGATATCTGCTGACGAATATCTCTTTGACTTGTAGAGATAATAAATCTTTCCTGTCTCATCTGTTGAGACGCTTACATCTGCAGGGTGTAGGTTTGTAATGTTTACAATACCTCTTTGTCCTCTGCGAATATGCCAATAAGCATTTCCGAATACAGCCATGTGCATTAATGTTGTGCCAAGCCATTCTGCTTGTGAAATCTGATTTTCAATGTCAGGTGTTTCTAGCCAAAGCGGTGTTGTTAGTTGGTCGTTACCTCTGTAAACATTTACAGGTATCTGCATGATTGCAGTTTCTAATACTGATGTGGCACGAGACACAGCAACAAGACTAAGTGCAGTAGTTGGTGTTACGCTAACTGCTTCTCTACTTGGTGCAGTATTTGCTACTCCACGATTCTCAGTTTCAGGAACATAGATTGGCTCTAGTTCATAACCAAGTCTGCTCACTAATCTGTCTCTAAATCCCATTGCGTTCTCCTCAATGTACCATCTGCTGTGGTTTTATTTGTGTCTCAACAAACCAGATGGCTAAAACTGTTGCTACTGCTGCATCAATATCAGTTCCGCTATCTTTGCGGGCAATTCTCCATGATTCTCCGCTATTTTTGCGTACTGCTCGTTGCATTTGTAGAGTAACTATCTCATCTCTTGGATGAATTAGTTGCTTCTTGATAATTCTACTATAAGTGTTGTTTGACGCACTAATTAAATCTTTAGTTGATGTTGTCTGTACCCGCAAACCTTTCTGCTTCAGCGAAGAGGCTAAGTCATCCAATACATTTCCGTCCATGATAAACGGCTTGCCATATTTTGCCAGGTCTAAACAGACTTTAATCACATTATCAATATCTGTATTATTTAATGATGCCACCAATTCTGTGGCTATCTTTCCATCTTCCTGCATTTGGGCAGTCACAATACTGACATATTCCCAACCAGAGGTTCTTTCAATTGCAAACACTTCAGGGTTTGTAGGTCGTCCTTCAAGGCATTGAGACCAGGCTCCAACAGGGATCCAAGCGTTCATGGATGAGACAAACTGGTTTAATCTATAACGCCTAGCGTCTGGTTCAGGCATTGTGGCTAATTCGTTTTTAACAGACTCCCAGTTTAGGATTCCTGATGCAAGTTGTGGGTTTGCCATACGAACAGCGTCTTCATCATCTAGAGCACAGCCTTGAGGTGCTTCCCAACAGAAGAAGCCAAACCTTTCTAAATCTTCTTGGCCTTGGATGGCTGCCATTCCTCTTTCGTATAAATGTTTGAGCAGGTTTGATGTGTCATCGCCAGCAGTTGTGATTCCAATCGTTAGGCCATCTGTGCGGGTAGCAGAACCAAGGCTCATAGCAGTCCACACATCTTCTTTGGCCACATGCAACTCATCAAATATAACCATGGATGGATGCAAGCCTTGAGCAGTTGCTACATTACTTCCAATAACCTTATACATTCCTGTACCATCTTTAGTCCAAAGACCACGATGCTCAGTAGATTTACTAAAGAAATGTGCAAGCAATTCAGACGAATCTACCTGGTGTTTTAGCCTTCTATAAACGATTTTAGCCTGATCAGCAGAGGCAGCAACAGAGATAACTTCAGGTGCAGGCTCATGCAGGAGCATACCGTAAAGGGCAAATAAGGCACCTAGGAGGCTCTTTCCGTTCTTCCTAGGCATAGATATTACAACCTGCTTATAACGCAGCCTACCAGCCTTAGAAGGGTCAGAATAGTCATTTGGATATCTCTCCAAGACATGGCGGATAAGCCACTTCTGCCAGTCTGTTAATACTAATATTTCGTCATTTTTCTCAGGGATTCTCCAAAGAGTTTCCGAAATATTAATAACCTTATGCCCATCTGAAACAAAATCCTGAGATAAAGGTTTGGTCCAATAGGTAGGAAGCCAATTATCCGTTTGCAATGGCTTGTAACATTTCTGCTGGACTCATAGTCTCAGTCTTTCTATTATTGAGCAGACCAAGGTTTGCCAATAGGCCAATAAGGATAGGTGCTATTTGATGCCGTCTATCTGGGAATTGGTCCATGGTTTCTGCAAGCATAACTGCTTCTTTGGCTGCTCCCAAATCTACATCATCTAGCCATGTGGCTGCTAGGATGGATTTACGGACAGACTCCTCTAGACTGAAATCTAGGTTTAGTGGTTCATTTACTTTTGATACATCTCTAAGACCTCTTGGGCCTTGGGACATTCCTGTTCTCATGTTACTCCTTTTACTATTTTATATTTCTGGTTTCTATTATACTCTAACAGGGTTTTCAGCATGAAAAATAAAAAACCAAATATCTTTCAAACCTTCAAACCCCAAACCTTCAAACCTTTATATCCGCATATCCGCCATATGCCAGACATAGGGTTTGTTATACCAATAGGGATAATGGGTATTCTTTTCTATTCCCGCTTTTTTTGGCGGCTATTGACAAACCTTCATATCTGTGATATGCGGATATGCTGCGTATCTGCGTATCAAGGTTTGAGATGGTTTGTCTCACTATTTGGACAGGCCTTAGAAAGGCCGCTCTTTTAAGAGTATCCAAACCCTCATACCCACATATGTCCAAACCTATGAGACTCACGAATACCTCTTATTCCAATAGTTCAATCGCTTCATTGTCTGATTACCTCTACCACTGTTACATTGTTTACAGCATGGTAATAGATTGGATACTTCATTGCTACCGCCAAGGCTTACAGGAAGTATATGATCAGCCTCATTTGCTGGATTCCCACAGTAATGGCATGTCCAATTGGCTGCGTCTAGGACTATCTTCCTATTACGCTTATACTCAGCAGTGGCATATGGGCTACCCATTACTGAACCCATCCGATAACTCGTCCCAATTCACAACATCGTTCATATCCACATCCACATTGTTCACAATACCAGATGTCCTTGGCTCCCTCTGGAGTAATCTCTCGCATCTATTCCAAACCTCCCTATAATCTTCCCAATTAAAGGCTAAACCACCTATATTAACTAGGTCTAATAGATGTGCTGCACAACACCAACCCCAATCATGGTGATAATAGTAGGCTGATTGGGTACATCTTTCACATACCCTTGGCCTTTGGGTGGTTTTGTATTTGCCCAGGTAATAGAATGGAGAGTTGGAAAACCCATATTTGGGATGACTTGTCATATCCTATCTATTATATCAGCAACAGCCTTATTTATTGTTCCTACATCTCTTTGGTTTGGTTCTCTACCGTTGGCCAAAGCGAATATAGCGGAATAACCTTTAAACAGTCTATCTTCTACTGTTCTTCTTACAGCCTTGTTATCTTGCTTATCATCCAGGACATAGTATTTGTGTTCCCAAACCTCCCATAGGCGTTCTTTCTTTGGCCTACCTCTCTTACGCTGCTCCATGTTTAGGTTTCCTATTCTCTTTAATGTTATTTGCTTCAAAGGTTATTACTTCTAAATGCCCTGGATTTACGCAGGCTGTCTTAAAGCATTTATGATTAATTACATAATCAGGATGTGATGTAACACCCTTTGGCAATGCCTCAAATCCATGCTGAATAGCGTATGCAAACCTATGGGTTTTGATTGGAATTGTCTTACCAACAACCTTAGACCAAACATTGAATGAGCCATAGCCTTTATGATCAAGTTGGCCTTGCCAAATATGACAATCGTCAACTATTGAAATGTGACTAAAGAATGTTTTAATAGTTTTTGGTTTATTTAATGCTTCTTTGATTGCTTGGTCTTTATTACTTAACATAACGCACCTCCACAGGGAATTGTCCATTGTCTTGGATTTTGCGTCTTGGAGGCATTTTCTTTCGTGTACCCAGAAATTCACAAACCTCTGGTAAATGCATAACAAGGCTATGGTCTTTATTCCAAAGAATAATATCACCCATGGCTATAGACCTATTGCAGACACAACAGGTATTTCTGTATTTGTTAGTTATTTGCTTCCAATTGAAGTCTTGGTGCTTTAAGCCTTCTGCAGTCTTAACAGCACGATTGGTTCTTTCATGCTTATTCATAATCTCTACTTTCTATCCCTGCGGGATAATCAAAGGTTAACAGAAGGAGTATCCCAGTAGTTCAAGAACCTTTCCTGAGTACAACCCTGTTTCCGCTATTTATTTAAAATAACAGATACAGATTGTCCCAAGAAAGTTTGGACCTTTCCTTCGCTACCACTTAAACCCTAGGCAATTTGCCGTCCGAAAGTCTGGTAGGTAATAAGTATAGCACAGCCCAGAAAACTTTGCAAGAAAAGGGTTAGGGCCCTACTGAGAAAGAGAGATAAGAACTCAGTAGGACCCAAAATCTTCACTAGGATGTGATGATGTATTAATTATACACCATGCTGTTGTGCAATGTCAAGAAGCCGTTTTAAAGGCTTTTAAGACCTTGACCCATATCCAGATACCTAAACCTGCTGAAAGTGTCTAAAAAGGGCCTTAGAAGCCGTTTTAGAAGGTACTGAGAGCCACTCTCTTCCAAACAGCAGTGCCTGGAGGACCACCTTGTACGCAGATATATAGATAATTAGTATCAATACCAAA